ATCACGCCTTCCTTTTCATAAGTGAAGATTGTGCCATTGGCACTCAGCATCCAAGGTTGGTTGCTTTCATAGATTAAATCATATATCTGTGCGGCACTTAATGTATCGTTGTCACCGTTCTCCCAATCAATTGTGATCTGTCTGCCTATTTCCTTTTCCATTACAGAACTGTATTCAACACTACCAAACATACCTTCCCATGCACTTGCAAAGGATTTGCCCTTGGCCATTTGTCCATCAATGTGTGCTTTGGTACCATCCTGCCGTAGTTGCCCAACAACAGTTTCAGGCCCCATGTTCAATGCTCTAATAACACTAGGATACAGTGAATTCAAGTCAACCGATCCAATCCACTCGTGTATGCCCTTCTTAGGATACGCAACATAAGCACCTGCTGCCGGCTCTGAGCCAGGCTCACGTTTCACTCTGTTCGGAACAATCATTCCACGTCTGTGTGCTTCGTTGATAATGCCCTGTTCTGTAACAGCAACAGCACCCATTGTGGTTTGTATAAGCACAGTGTTTTCGTGTGCAATAGTGTTTGCAAGGTCAATAAACTTTAGTTTCTTGTCCAGTTTATCAAGCAGTGCAGTATCCTGCCTGTTGTATTCAATGAACGTTCTAAAGTCATTGTTGTATAGTGCATCAAGGCTTCCTTCATACACGGTTTTCTTTTCGCCTACTTCTAGTTCGCCAATAGCATCTAGTCGATATGTGTGTCTTTCTTCATAGTTGTATTTTCTGTAAAGTTCCAAACTATCCACATGCACACGACCAACTAGATCATATGTTGTAGATTCCTTACCAAACTTTTCATATGTTCTTTTTTTAGGATATTGATCCCACAAGCACAAACGTCTTGTATCTTCTTTGCTTAAAACTTTAATAATACGGTTAACAGTGTAGGGCATATCATAACCTTCACTGTTCCAGCCACTTAGCACATCCGCATCCTGTATCAGGTCAAGAAACGCATCAAGCATATCCGCTTCGTTTTCATAAAGTATTGTGTTTGGAATACCTTCAATTGCCTTTTGTGCTTCTGCCATCGATAGTGTCTTAGGTGGAATAGCAAGACAGATTAGTTCTTCCATCCACTGCAAATGCACCGCAATGGAAGTGATTGGCATGAATGCATCCTCAGGAGAAGCATAGCCACGCTCCGGATCGAAATCAACCTCAATATCCCAAAATGCAACATTCAGTTTTGGTGCATCAATGTTTAGATAGTTGTCTTCAAGACAACGATAGATAGGATTAATATCGCTTTCGTATAATTTCTTGTTGGAATGGATCGCAAGTTCCTTGCGAAGTTCTTTAATATTCTTTGCACTTACTCGCTGTAGTGCTTCACCATAGATTGATTGGTGCTTTCCTCTTGGATCTTTATAATAGAATATGTGTCGGGGTTGATACTCTGTGAAACTTCTCTTGCCGTTCTTTCTTTCGACAATTCGAATAATGTCTTCGTTGCGATCATAGAACGCATCTACGTAACTCATCTTTTCTCCTTACATGCCATTTTCGGCTGGCAAATACCAAACAGTCCTTTAGTGGCGGACAAAACCTTCTTCACTATTATATATCCTTGCAAATCATCATGCAAGATAAAACAGGCTAATACCAATAATGCCCACTGCGCTTAGAACCGCATTTGTAACTATCAGTGCAGGTTCCTTCCACATGAACGAAACAATCAACCAAACTATACCACCCGCGGCAAGCAGTGCTGGCCCCAGCGGATACAAATTAGGAAATGTTGCATTAACAAATGTTCCTATGATTAAGATTATAGTTGCTACCCATTTGAGTATTGAATCAATTTTCATTTATTTTTTCTTCCACTGTAGCCACAGTTGTATCAGTTTCATTCGATGCTTGAATTCCTTCTTCTGCGTTTTGGCTATCTTCTGTTCCGTTGTCTTCATCTTCTATGACCTCTGTTGGTTTTAACATTGGAATTCCGGTTCTATCAAACCACCTACCATCGTCAGTGACGAAGCAGTGTGATTTAAAATTGTTTCCGTCTATTCCCCTTAGGATAAGTTGCTTCTTGTGTATCTTTCCTTTATAAGTCGAATAATCTGCCTGTATTAATCTTAACTGACCACCACTTGCTGGGCTTCCGTAAATTCTGTCCGCCGGCTCTCCGTTCATACCTATGTGATTAGAAACAATGATGTAATTGTTATTTTCCATTGCGTTGATCAATAATTTTCTTTATGTGCATTAGGTTTTCAGGAACTTCCCAACCAAAAACTGATGCTAGATTAACACCACTGTTTTCGTATTCTAGTTCCTTAGCACCTCTTTTCATTCCAAAACCGAGACCTCCTTTTGTCTTGGTATGTCTCTTAGGGTCGTATTGAGATTCGTCTTTGTATTGCACTTTTTTATATCTCTTTCTTTGTCTCATATGTTAGTATTGTAACACAGACTAGAGTGTCTGTCAAGAGGGATTTTTAACTTCTTTTGCGTGTCCTGACTTTTGGCATATTGGACAGGAATATTTGTTTTTTTCTATTTGTAATTTTTCTTCCATGGTTGGCATGGTCCAATAGAATCCACAATTTTGGCATGAAAGGTGCCATATTATTTCTTTTTGTGCTCTGAACATTACCACAAATTTGCTGCTATGCCAAATCCAAAGATATTGACAATGCTAAAGTAAAAAGTAAGTACCATTACCCATGCTGCTCCTCTTCTATATGCAGCGTAGCATTGAGTAATACTACCAATGAAAAAATTAGGATAAACAATAAGCATATTAGGATCACGTGCATTGAAAGCAAGTGTTAGGCTTGCACCAACCGTAAATATAAAACTTACAAGTTCAAAACAAAATGCAACTTTGTCACTGTGAAAACTGTTTAGCCAGAAGGCTTTTATATTAGTGAGAATCAAAATTTATCCTTATTGTGCTGAATTATCTGATGGAAGATTATTTGTGATTCCTAGGATACTTTCAATTTCTTCCCATTCTTCACTGTGTCTTGACCAATCACCTTTGTGTGCAATTTTAATTGCCTTGTTAATTGTGCTTGGTTTGATTTGTAATTCTTCTGCTACTGCTTTAACAGTATCTTTTAAACCTTCATTTAAATCTTCAACTTCTCTTAGTACGTTTGATCCTTCTTTGATTAAGCGATCTAGTTTTGCTTTTTCTTCTGGTCCATAATGTCTTGACATTTATTTCTCCTAGTTAATGTGTATATTATATAGTCACAAAAAAAGCCAGTCAACTAATTAACTGGCTTTTTGTTAATTTTGGTAAAAAATTATTTGCCGCAGTTTGGACCACAGTTGCAATCGTCGCCGCAATTGCCTTTGCACTCGCAATCTGGACCACAGTTACAATCCTTTCCTTCGTTTAAGCCTTTTTCAACAACGTCATACATTTCAAAACGTCCGCCGTTTCTTTCATATAGCATTGCAGCAAAAATTTCCTGCTTGTTTGTTTCTTCAACTTTTGAAACAGCAACTCTGTTTGCCCAGTTCCAAAGAACATCGTCCATAGGATCGATAGCCTGCTGTCCGCCGCTTTCGCGTACCATCTTCATCATTTCAACGAATGACATCTTAGGTTCAACGGATTCCTTGACCGTTTCTTTTTTCTTTTTAGGTTCTTTGGCTTCGTCCATTTCTTTATCATCAGACTTCTTGCCTTTTACCATATTCTTAAATTTTTCCTGTGCTTTCTTCTGTGCTGCTGATTTCTTAGCCTCAACTATTTCGCCGTCCATGTCTTCAAATGTAACGGATTCGTTTTTCTTTTTCTTCTTGTATTCTTCCATACAAGACTCAATCATTTCTTTTAATTTTTCTTGATCGCAGCCTGAATATTCCTTGCAAATTGCTGCTTTAGTCATGCCCTTGCCACACATTAATAAAACTTCTTTCTTGCTAGGCATTTTTTCTTTGTTGTCGCCTTTTTCTGCTTTGACAACTTGTTCTGCTTCTTTTACAGGCTCTTTCTTTTTCTTAGCATCTTTAGCAGCCTTCTTCATAGGCTCTTTCTTGTCGCCATCTTTGTCCATATCAAGAAAGTCTGGTTTTGCTGCTTCTTTTACTTTTGAATCTTTTTTCGCTTCGGTAACTACTTCTTTAGCACCCAGCGCAATACCTGTTGATTCCGCCAGTTGTGTGAAATGCTGTAAATCCTGACCTGGCGTAGTAGGATCTAATTCGCGCATCTTTTTAATTATATTTCTAAAGTCCATCGTAGTTTCCTTTGTATAGTAAGTATTTATCTTCTTACCGGGTTCTCACCAAAAATACTATTCTTCATATCCAGCGCATTTTTAGCAGTTCCGTTGGCTGCTTTTGGCTGTTTAACCACAGGTTGTGGTGGTGCTTTTGTACCTGATTTACCAGGACTTCCTGTATATGACTTCTTACCACGTGCTTTGCCTGGGCTTAGATGTGGTGCTTCTACACTTGCTATATTACCAGAACTCGTAGCGCCTGCTGTGGCAGATTCCATCTTTTCTTTATCCTTGTC